GCTGACCTTGAGGATGTTGAGAAACAGATCGAGAAGCAGGATGCAAAGACCGACTACGTGACTCACCACGACGTGATCATCAAACCGCTCGACGTGTCCGGCATACAAAATGCAGACACATACAGCAACATTATGCTGCAGCGGGTTGCCTGTGCTCTCGGTGTACCCGAGGAAATGCTCGGACTCGGCAGAGGTTCAACCGAGGCCACGGCCACGGTCAGAATGAAAGTGTTCATGGACAAGATCAGCACCATTCAGCAGCGGGTAGCCAGGGCATATAACCGGCAACTCATTGATCGGATCACCGGCAGACCCGGAGCAGTCTGGATCCAGTTCAGAGACGTGTCCCCCGAGGACGAGGCAGCGAAAGCAGAGTGGATAGCGAAGATCATGCAGGCCACACCGCTTGACCAGTTCAGCGTGTTACCTCAGGCATGGGTAAGAGAACAGTTCGGAATAGACGAGGCACAATATGACAGCGAAGAAACCTACCCGGTCCCGGCAGAGCAGGCGGGATCCGACACAGGCCAACCGGCTGGTCAGCTCGTATGAAGCCGACCTCAAACGGCACCATGACAAGTTCGTCAGAGGGTGCCTGGTCATTATTCGCGAGTACCACAACCGACCGGCAGAGATCAGCAAACAGATCGACCAGTACCAGGCTGACATGATGAAAGACGCTCGAAAACTGCTGAAGAAACAAGTGGCTCAATGGTGGCAGCAGGGGCAGACGTTCGCAGATCTGCAGATGAAAAAGGCAGGGTATGACAGAAAGTAGTCCGATATATGTGCCGATCAACCAGGAGGCAATAGACGCACTCATTGAGCGGAATGCCAGTCTGGTCAAGGGCCTGACCGAAGAGACGAAAAAGGGCATTATTTCTGAACTGACTGAGGGCATGATCAAGGGGGAAGGAATAGATCAACTCGTAGCCCGGATTTCAAAATACGTGGACTCAAGTCCGGGGAACGGTCAGTCTCGGGCAGAACGAATTGCCCGGACAGAGGTCATGTATGCTCTGAACCGTGGGGCTCTGTCTCGGTATGGCCGTGACGGGATCCAGAAAGTGGAGTGGCTCGCGGGGCCTGACGACCGGTGTTGTCCTACCTGCATTGACAACGACGGCAAAGTGTTCAACATTAGTGAGGCTCCGGGGCTCCCGATTCATCCGAACTGCCGCTGTACGTGGGTGCCGGTGATAGAATGACCTCAGGAAAACCATTCTCACCGAATGAGATCGCGTTTGTCCGGTCTCACCTGCATGAGAAATATCCATCAGTCATTGCTCGGGCACTCGGGCAGTATTACCCGGAGGACAACGGGGGCAGCCGGAGCACAAAATCAGTAGCAATCCTGATGCAAAAACTCCGCGAACCTGAAAAAAAGTCACAAAAACAGGTTTAATCAATCTGATTTCAGCGGCATAACCAAAATTACCATATTTAAGGGTTGCCAAATAGCAACTATGCTACCCGCCATAATTGCACGGATCCGGGACACGCCGGCAGTCCGCGAGCAAGAAAACAAATACGGGCCGGGCATTATGCCCCGTTGGGACGCCGACGGGAACGTGACGCAAATAGTTTTTTCTGACTCGTACACTCGTGAAATGGCTGACTCGTGGCTTACCAACCACGGGTACACCGGGTACTCATACGATGAGCAGATCCGGGAGAACGAGGATGAACCTAAACAGTTCAGCCGTGCGCTATCGTTTGACTTTCAGCAGATCGGCGGTAAGTTTGAGGATCTGCCGTCAGGCGGCCTGATCGTCAGAGGTGTCAAACTCCTGGCAGCCGGCATATGGACCGACTCGGCACAGGGTACCCCACTCGAATACCCGTCTGACGTGCTGCAGCGGTATGCATCAAACTGGGTCGATTCTGCCATGTGGTCACGGCACTCGGGGGGAGTGCCACGGAACATTACCGAAAAGGTCGGCGAAGTCCTGAACCCGCGGTATGAGAACGAGGCGGTTGTCGGCGACCTGCATTACCACGGGCTGACACAGCAGAGCAGAGACACCATAGCCATGGTCAAAGCCGGCCAGGCGAACTTTGTGTCTGTCGAGCACGGCGGGAAAGAGAAATGGAATCCCGGGCGGCGGATATACCAGGCAGAGGAACTGACGTTCACCGGAATAGCCACCGTGAACCGGGGAGCATGTGCAAAATGCACGATTCGCAACAACGAACAGGCAGATGATACCGGCACAGAGCCGGTTGAGCCTGAAACGGACGTTGATACTATGGACACTGAAGCAATTACAAAGGAACTCGAAGCAGTCAAGGCAGACGTTTCAGGGCTCAAAACTGCTTTCGAGGTAAACCAGAACAGTGTAAAGGAGCTCAGTGAGGCGATTAAGAGCCTGACTGAAAAGATTGGCGAGAACAAAGAACTGTCTGCACGGATTGAGGCGTTAGAGAAACAGCCTGCACCGGCAGCAACAGCCCCGGTTGAGACAAAAGAACTTGAGGCACCTGCATCACGGGTGATTATTGAAAAGGGCGAGATTTACGGAGTTGAGTAGGTATGGGAGACACAGCCACATTTCCAAACATTAATCCGCTGGACGGCGGGCGTGAGGGGGTAATCCTCAATCTGGTAGCAGGGGGGACCATCAAGGCCGGGCAGGTGGTGGCGTTTAACGCAACCGGAGTAGCGAAAACCGTGGAGGCGTGCAACGGCGAAACCACGACTGCACCGATTGGGGTTGCTCTCTATGATGCAACAACCGGGCAGCGGGTTGCAGTCGCATCAACCGGCTCGGTTGTTACCGTCTGCGAAGGACCTGGTGCCGGTTGTGATGCCGGTGACCTGGTCGGACCGGACGATGCACCGGTTCTTGGGTGTGTAAAAACAGTGACTTTTGCTGCATCCGCAAGCGTAGTTGGTATCGCATTAGACGACATCCCGGCAAACGGAACCGGTCAGATTTTAGTACAGCCGTTCTATCTGTCCAAGGCTGCATCATGAGGTGAAAAAATGAGTAATTTTACTGGAGCACGGGCACTGGCAACCTATCTAAAGCTTGCGAGTGCAGGACCGGGAGAGGCAAAACAGATCATCGAGCACAAAATCCCGCGGGAACTGACAACCTATGACAGCGACGGAAAGGTTGTCAGGGTCCGTGAGCTGCTGGTGTCAGAGGCGATTGAATCAACCACATTGATTCAGACCGAAATGTACAATACAGTGCTTGCAGGGGCCGAACCGGTCAAATGCATGCGGCAGGCTCTCCCCATCATCTCTGCAAAATCCAACACGCTGCGGGTCCCGCTCGGTGAAGCCGGGACGTATGCCGGTGAGGTTGCAGAGGGTGCTGAAATCCCGATTGATGTCCAGGATTACACCTACCGCGACTTTACCATCAGGAAATACGGGGTCAGGCCTCTCATCACAAAAGAAATGGTTGAAGATGGCCTGTATGACGTTGTAGCGCTTGAAGTTCAGAAGGCCGGGGCCAGAATCGAGAACAAAATCAATCAGGCTGCACTGTCTGCAATCCTGCAAAACTCAGGCAACTCTGCCGATTGTGGGGGGTCAGGTGCAACTCCGGTCGCGAAACTCGCTGAGGCTATTGCAGCAAACCAGACCGACGGGTATAATTCAAACTGTATTATTCTGCATCCGGGTATGGTCGGGGCGGTTATGTCTGCGTTTACCAGCGTGGCTACCAGTATCGGTGATGCGATTACCAGAGGCGGGATGGTCGGAACGCTGCTCGGCTGCCCGATTTACACCACCGGCGTGACAGACGAGTCTGCTACATACACCTGGGGTGGGGAAACAAACGACTATATCGGCGGTCTGGTCATAAATCGCGAGAATGCCGGTGCAATTGCTATGCGTCGTGACATTACCGTCCAGCGGTACGAAGACCCAATCCGGGACCTTGTCGGTATGGGAGTCACTGCACGGTTCGGCTGCAATTATTTCTTTGCAGACGCGATTGCACGGGTCATTTACTGAGGGGCAGTATGCTGAGTACCAGAAACACCGGAAAACTGCTGACACGGGATTATGCCATAGACCTGGCTGATGCAACAGCACACCCGGACCGGTACTCAGAGGCAGACAAAACACGGCTTGAACTCCCTGATTATGGGCCGAGTGAGGACCGGTTCATAACCGGCACCTCATTTGTTGAACCTGACGATGGCAGCAGAGATTACGACATCAGAACAAATCCGAGGGTATCATGAGTTATTGCACAACGACTGATCTGGTTAACCTGACTGGTTCATCTCTCTCATCAACCATCCTTCAGGCAATTATTGATGACGCTGACCGTGAGATTAACGCATACCTCGCTCCGCACGGGCTGGCAGGTTCAGCAAACGATGCCTGCAAAACAGCATCACTCAAACTCTCACGGGCGGGGCTTATGCAATACCACCGGCTGTCAGGCATTCAGCCGAAGAGCGTGAGCATTGGTGACACAACCAGCCAGGATGACCCGGACGTTGCCATTGCTGCGTTGCGAAAAGAGGCGTTTCAGGTGCTCGACCTCTGGATTTCGACACAACTCTCTGTGAACACTTATTCCCAGCGGGTTCGGAGGGTGAGAGGGTGTTAGGGGGCTGGCTGACTCATACCTGCAACCTGCTCAAGCGGGCGAAGAAGCAGAAACTTCTCTTCGACGGCGGAACCGGCACGTTCACCAAGG